AGGGGGGTACTGCACTGCGTGTATTCTGCCTTACGGCAGTACACGAGTACCCCCTGGGGAATAACCCCTCTAGTCAGCCTATGAGGCTGACAGCCAACGGAGTTTTAGTGCAACTGCTCCGTGCAGTGCAGAGCGCTCTAAGTGAAGAGCGTCCCTAGAGACAAGACGGTTTTTCAAGTCGTCCAGCTTTAGAAGACACTTACTTAGTGCACCGTAACCCTCCAGTTCATCAGTACGATAAACTGGGCTTGGAACCCAACCCTTTATTTCTAAGCGTTGGAAACCGCGATGCCACCTAGTGGCAGAACGGTAACCCAAGAAGGATATACGGCCAAGCATCGGACTTGTTTCAGATACATAGGGCAAAGGCCCTAGTATCTTCTCCACTAAAGAAAAGAGGAGAGTAGCCGTCCGCCAATAACCCTTTTTGTAAAAGAGGTTAGCGGTGGCGACATACGATATAAGTCTATCTGCCTGCTGTCGATTCTCAGGACGCAATTTCCTTACGTAGACCGGTGTTACCGGTTCACCTAAGTAAGCGTCGATGCCACATGACTCTCGGAAGCTTCCGCTCACGAAAGTCTTATTGACATTTACCTTGCAATTGTATTTTCGCAGGTATTCGAGAATCGTCATCGCATTCGTGGATGGAACGATAATATCGTCACCATACACGTAAACGTTCCTCGAAACTTGAAAACAGTTTCGAAACGTTACAGGGAGGTTGTTTTCCTTCAGTAAGGCTACTACACATATAGTGTAGAAATACATAGCCTCAATCGGAAAACATAAAGCACTACCCATAGAGGCGAACTTTCTTAATGGTCCTAAAACAGTACCATCAGGTAGTTCAGCTCTAGTCGATCTACATGCTTCAATCGCCTCGCGTAAAGCGGGGTTAGATCGAAACATCTCCATAGCAAGATCATGGGGAACCCGGTCACTTGCATCGGAAAGATCAATCGTTGCTAATTGACCAGTAGATGACGAACTTATCGCAAGTTCCTGATTGATAGACTGATCAGTAAAATTTACATGACCAGCTGCCATTCGAGAAGACTCGATCGCTCGATAAAGAGCAGATCGAATCCCCTGTTGTGCATATTGCATACAACAAGGCTCTATAGCGATAATTCGGGGACTTTTTAACGTTTTAGGAACGCAGACCACCCTAACAGGGCGCTCTCGTTCCTCTGGAACGATCGTTACTAATTTGAGCTCCTCTGAATCTAAAGGTAATCCAATTGGATATCCATTAGAATATAGAGGGAAATAAGGCTCAAGGCGATCGTGCCAACTACGCCAGAGATATTTCTGATTTCCAGAAATACCCTCAGCAGTAGCGCCAGGACCGTGTCGCGGAACGCACTCTGCGGGGTTAATCCCCACAATAGTATTGTCCCACAACACACTAGATACAGAGAGAAAATCTTTGTATCTAGCATCTGACGCCGAAAACGTTTCAAAGTTAGCTTCAATTGCTTTGAACGAGTTGAGTGCGGCTGCAGTCCTTTCGGGAGTGCAGTCGATCTCCACCTTCTTGAACGTGAGGCAAATTTGCCTGACGGACTCAACGATGGTGGGGAAATCTGAATTCGTTTCATCGTAAATCCTCCCTGTCTCAAAGTTGAAGATTTGACTGACAAACCCTTTCAAAAATGAAGGAATTTGTCCAGTCTTTCGAAAGAATCGAAAGGCTGTTGAGTCAATATACCCATTTGCAATGCTTCTTTCGAAGTCAGAGCAAAAATTGGGTAGGGTAATCGTCAAAAACGATATACCTTGACCTTCAACCCGTGATCTGATAGTTCCAAGATCACGTAAATCAGAGACATCAGCGATGCACTTGATAGAGGCGTCTATATAGACAGTCTCTATTACCTTTAGTAGATCACTTACGTTGCTTTTCAAAGCTGCCTCCAAACTGGGGGTCGGCTTTCAAGCCACGTAATGCTTTGCACGCCGATGCCTAAATAGGCAACGGCATCAAACCGTCACCAACGAAATACGGATCGGCACCTTGAGAATCATGAGAAGCGTGTTTACCTCTACTATTAGAAGTGAAAACGCCAATCCTGGTTTCTCTTTGGCTGTTGTTTCTACGTACCGCTCAAAAGCGGGGCGTAGAACATGGTTAAATTCGTCTGACTCGAAATCCGGCCATTCGACCGAATCGGGCGACGTCTTTATCCAATTGTCTTTCCCAGTAATGGGATCGACAAGTGGTGGTGGGCCTTTAGATGAACTCTCGTTCATTTTAAGACTCCCTTCCATACAACTTGCCGATCATCGTTGTGTCCAACCAGGCTTTAAAGCCGGTTGCGTGGTCCGAAACATTCGTTGAAGAAAAACCATATTCTGGTCTTTCGATAACGTAATATTCCGAAAGGACTTGATAGTCATTCTGAGCCGTTAAAGGATCAGCGACTACAGCCCTTTGGTCAAGGCGAGCAAGGGAACGAACTCGTCCCTTGGACACCTTATGTGCAATTGTTAAAGTCCAATTGCCATCTGCCGACGTATAGATACTGGACGTACCGTCCGACTCTGTACGAGGCATGACACGAGCCACGGTTGCGACTGTGATAGTTTGTGGATCTGAAAGCATTTAGTGGTTGACCTCCAAAGTTAATAATAGGAGTTTACACCGCTAGAGCACACTCCATCTTCCTAAAGAGATGGGATGCTTTTATGAACCAGCGGAGCGATTGATTCTTGCGAAACTAACTCACGTTAGCTTCTAGAAAGGCCAAGGGCCGCAAGAATCGCTAGTCTCATTGGGCTTAAAGAATCCCAAGGAGAGTCAAACCCATATGGACTATCTGCCTCTTTCCGCTGTTTGACGTCTATATAACGACGCCATACCAGCTTCACATCACCCTGAGCGAACGGCAAGCTCTCATAGAGAACCAGCGTTCGAACTTTGTGATGCATAAGGTACAGATATTTGGCTACAACTCCATCGAGCAGAGTTTCTTGTATCCGATCAATATTTCGGCCTACATTGAAACCCCAATCGATGAGCCAAGTCCAAGGTGTAGCACGCCAGACGTTCGATGGACTGATGCGCAAGCCGTACATCGTCATTTGACGACCTATACGGTCAAACGCGGAATTGTGAACAAAGTTCTGATTCCCATCAATCTCGAATTCAGGTTTGTACCATTTGAATTGGCCAGAGCTGGTAACTATCGTGGAAACCTCCTCGAATAGTTCCCAGGTGGCTGAAACTCCTGGACGGAAATAAGTTGACGGGGCCAGACGCGGCTCAGAGAGCTGCCCTGTTCCCGAGGCTAATTTCGTTACCTGTTTAACGTCTGAAAGGGTCCTCCGATATACCTTCCACCGATCATTTCCATGTGCCATTTGGGACATGTAATTTGCGGTATTTTGATAGGCAGTATAAAACTTGCCTAAATCAGAAAGGAACGGAGCCCAACCAAATTCATGGTTGAGAAAATGGTCGGCAACCTTTTTAGGTGCCATACTAGCAGATGATCCAGAGCCACCCATTAGTTTCCACGAATCGTGAAAAACTCGTGATGTGGTTTTGAGCATCCTAGGTATATCTCGACTTTCGCTGAGAAATACGTAGCCGCTAGCCATTTCGATCTTCGGCGCGGACCTAGCCCACGCCGTAGGACCCCAGCCTGCAGTTGAGGGTATAAGAGTATTGGAACCAAAGATCTTTGAAGAATTGATGTAATCATCAGTTACTCCAGTGATCACAGGGAAGTTATTTTGAATAAAACCTCCCTGATAGCGAGCCGGCTTGTTACCATACACGGAAAAGAATCCGGTCTGGCCAGGCGGAGACTCGTAGGAACCAATTCCTTGAATTACCCCCGTTTCCGACTTGAGTTTTATACTCGTGAAAGGCCCCCCTGTTTTGTAAGGAGGAAGACCATGACTTTCGTCAGTGGTTACTTCCAACTTGCGCCACAATGGGAGCATAGCAGCTCTGAGTATCCATTGAGCACCCTTTAAAGGGTCCTGAAATGGTGGTACCCAGTTGTTATTTACGAACGCGTTTACAAAACCCGTTCGTATTCCCGCTGTCCCAAAAGGGAGCGGGACAGTCCTCGCACGAACTCTAGTCGGGCTGGTTGGCATTGCTAACCTCCATATGGAATAGTGTAAATAGTCAATCGACTAGTTGCACTGCGTTTACACTAGTCAGTGATTTGAAGAAGGACATCGCTGCCCCTCTACGTCCCCGAAAG